TGTTTGGTGCAAGTGTGACTGTGCAAGCCTGACCACCGCCTGTGCATTTTAGATAGAACCTTCGTTCATCACCCTTGGCACCATCTGGGACAGTGACCGTATGTGTAGAGGCATTCGCAATAGCTTCAGTGCCGTAAGCAAATGCCTCTGCAATCATTTCCAAGTTTAGGTTTGTGACTGTTCCCCATGATCCCGACTGGTCGCCAGTCGCCATTTCATTGAGGCGTAAGTCGTTTACATAGGTTGAAGCCATTTTAGTCGATCCTTACAATTGCATTGTTTGCAGTCGCTGCTGGGAATACAATTTTAAACGTACCACCAGAAACAGAGAAGTCACCGCCAAAATCAAGGATGGCAATCGCACCTCTTGAGTTTGAAGATGCATCGCCCAGTGTTTTGTTGTAGATCAAAGCACCACGAGCAGTGAATGTTGCGCTTGTCCATTCTGGATCAGCCGCATCAAAAACACCACTGGTGCTGTTTTCTGTTACTGCCTTGCTTGCCAATGCAACACCGCCAGTGGTGTAACCATTGCCGTTGGCAACTTCATTGCTGGTTATGTAACCATCTGTCGCCGCACTCAATGTCGCGCTGCTCGTATACAGCGCAATATAAACATTGTCGCTGTCTAGATGGTGGTCGCCCAACATGACGTCTTTTTTAAAGAGTGTACTCATTGCTTGTGTGATAGCCATTATATGCCTCCATTATATTCTGCTGTATAGTTCCTTTGCATCTCTTGTACTGTGAACTGGACTGCTTCGTCAAGTTGACTTTTATAGAGAGAAAGAGTCTCTGGCGCTTTCAAAAACGCCGATGCCTCAAACAGAGCCGCAGAAAGTAGAACTGTTGATGCATTTGTTGCAATCCAAGTATTTGGATTCGCATTGCTTAACCCCGTCTCAGGGGCAATAAAATCTACGCTATAGGCCAACGCTGTTGATGGGGTTGGTGCCAATGTAATGATCGTTCCAGCTGTTCCTGCGCTATTTGTGCTGTACATTCGTGGGGTGCCTTGCGTCGTGGCATTGGGCCAATAGTCTCTGATGTAAGAATCAACTCTGTGGTCGAGATACGTCAAGACATTAGTGTCTGTTATGGACACCTGCCGGATCATTCTTGCTGTGGGAATTGTGTATTGGCTCTGGCCAATAACCAAATTTGCAGCAGACGATGTCTGTCGGAAACAAGGCATATTTGGCAGTCGCTGAAATACCATCTCTTCAGCTTGCGATATTATTGTGTCGATTGAGGCGACGAACTCAGTTGAATCGTCTTCTAGAAAATTTTGGATGTTGGCTTTTAGCTCTGTATAATTCATTTATTCATCCTCAATTCCACGTTCCTTCGCCATAGCCGCCTTGACCCCAAGTTGTTATCAGCAAGACAGTGGCTGTCCCAACACCACCTGTGCCGTTTACACCGGATGGATGTGGTCTGCCAGCAATGTCACCCCAAGTCCCATCACCCCAAGCTTCAATTCCCCAGCCAAACTGCTCTTCTGGCACAGCACTTCCAACACCGCCTGTTCCACTGACCCCAGTTTCAACGGGTGATATCTCTGGTGTTTCTGATCCAACTGCTCCTGTTCCACTGACCCCAGTTTCTGTTATAGTTGTGTCGTGGTTAACAACCTCGTTGCCAACTTCCCCCGAACCACTTGCGCCGGAGGGTGTTGCTTGAATCTCTAGTTGCTCTGATCCAACAGAGCCAGATGCGGAAGAGCCAATTTGATTTTGGACAAGCTCAACAACCTCGTTGCCAACGCCGCCTGTGCCAGAAACGCCTGTGCCAGTTTCATTGGTTTCCAGAGAAACAGAGCCAGTTGCTGCTGTTCCTCTTTGACCAGCAACACCAGCCTGCAAATCAGCAACCACAACTCCGGTTCCAACCTCCCCATCGCCGCTTACACCTGACTCTGGAATGGAAATTTCTACAGATTCAATGCCAACAGACCCAGTTGCCCCTCCTCCACCAACCCCAGTTGGGTGTGCAGATGGGATTTCGACCCCAACATCACCGCTTCCACCAACCCCAGATTGAGGCTTGGCCAATTCAAAGCCAGAGGATCCAATTCCATCATTGCCAGCCAACCCAGAAACAGCAGCATGAGATTCGGGGACTTCAGATCCAACAGCTCCAGATCCTGCGGAGCCAGACTGCAGGGCTAAAATTTGGACAACTTCAGTTCCTGTTGATCCAGATCCTTCGACCCCAGATGGCAGAGCTGAAACTTGGACAACTTCAGTTCCTGTTGATCCAACACCGGAAACTCCAGAAGGATGAGGAATCACTGATGGAATCTCTACGCCGACAGACCCTGCCCCTCCAGTTGCGGACACACCAGTGACATGAGCTGCTGGAACTTCAACACCTACATTGCCAACGCCAGCCGCGCCATCTGGATTGCTTGCTAATTCAACAGAAACAGATGCGAAGGCTGGTGTATTTGCCTGACCTCCCATTCCGCTGTGGTTTGTGCAATAATAATAAAGTGTTGGTGCGCCATCTGCGATGACTATTTGAGTATAAGCTCCAGCATTTCCTGGGATGCCTGATGTTGTCACTCCTGTTGTGTACTCGCTGCCTCCACCATGGGTTCCATTGGGTGTTGTGCTGAATCTCAATGGGTGTCCAGAGTTGGTGTTGTCGGACTGATCGAAATAATAAGTCCTGCTTTCCATAAGCTCCAGCGTGTCTTGCTGAACACCAGCGACAAAGTATTTGTTTGCCCCGCCAACATTTTGCACTGTCACTGCCAGCGTGACAACTTGAGAAACATCTACGGCGACGCTGCCCACCCCAGAAGATCCTGTTGCGAAAGATGATGCCTCACCAACTTCCCCTGTTGCCTCACCATCACCAGCCACACCAGAGACTGGATGATTGATGTCGATGAACAAAGAGATATATCCAGAAGATGCTTTTCCGGCTGTCCCAACTCCTGGTCTTTGACGAGGATCTACGAATGGATCATAATTGAATCCGATGAATATTTCAGCATTCTCTGGATCGTTATCTGGCCTTGGGCTGAAAAGAGCTGTGGCATCAACGACATTTTTCGCAGGAGTCAACTGCGGCTGCTTCGGCTCCCAATCTTCTGGAGAAACTCTGAGGCCATCCCAAGTTGTCTTGAGTTGAGTATAAGGCACACGTAGTCCAGAGCGATCACTGATCGCTAAAGATCGTTTGCCTTTTGCATACTTAACTCTTGCCATCAGATAAGATTCAATCCTTTCGGCCGAACTCTCATTGAAACACCATCATTGTCTGTCGCAGCTGCAAACTCGAATGCTCTTTCATAAACCTGATTCAACAAGTTAAATTTATCAGGAGCATATTTCATTGCCAACTTGCTCGCCAGCCCAGCACAAAGGCAATCTGTCCATCTGTAAGGAATGTCTGCATCTTGGTTGCTGGCTGTTATATCTTCGAGTTGGTTTATTGACCAATAAACCAGACTGTAATCTGTTCTGTCTGGGACTTGCCAAACATTGATTGTTGGGGTGTATTGCTTGTCCAACATATATTGGCTTGGTTTGCCAGAAGAAGATTTGTTTGGAAGTTGGTTGTATTCTGATATACTGACTCTTTGGATTGTTGTGTCAGTTGTTGTGCCCCCAGTTGTTTGGCGTATCACAACATCAATAAAGTCTATCGTCCCGACAGGCAATGTATAAGCTGTTTGGTCTTTTACCAAAGCTAACGTATTATTCTGGACAGCCCAATAATTTATGCCACGGTTAGCAAACTCGCTGAAAAGCAAATTAAGGCTCCTGCGAGCTGCTTTGGCTTGGTAGCCTGTCCGAGTTTCGTCGTCTATTCCGCACCGCTCAAATGATTCAGCGATTATCTCTTCAACATCGGGCCGGAAAGCGTATGTGTTAGATGTCGCCATTCACTTTTCCTATGCGTAGTGTTTTTTCATCCGCAAGATAATGTTGTATGTGTCGCCAACAGCTCCAAGGCCAGTTGTCGTGAACATGACATCGCCAGTTGTGCTGCCATATTCTACAGTTGATGGCAGTCCGCCAAACTTGCTGAAGTCTTGGTATCCGATGTCATCAGCTGCCATATGCATCATTATGATGTCTGTGCTTGCGTCTGCCTCAACCATAACGGTGATGCCTTGAATAACCCACCAACACTCCAAAAGACTGACAGAATTGCAAGACTGTCCATTGGCATTCTTTGCCAAAGTTGAAACATCAACTTTTTTTACAGCATCTTCATCCGCAGTGTCAACATATTGCAATTGGAATGCCATGACTACTTCGTTGGTGTTTTCAGTAATCGTCTTCACACTTGTAATGTTAGCCATCTATGACCCTCCTGTAAATTATTGGTGGGCTTTACACCCACCAAACAATTTTATGTGACGTTGTTGCTTTGAGCATAAACAACCGTCACAGCACCAACACCATTGCCTGTGTTAGCTGTGGTCACGATCAACCTATGATCGCCTGTGCCTGTGTTGAGCCACTTGGATGTGCGAGTTGCATCTGTTCCAGGACTAGCAGCGACAATCCCGACGGCATTGCCTTGAATCGCTCCAGCAGCAGTCAGAGAGGTTGCCGCGCCAACACCACCAAGGCCAAGAGTCGTTGCCCCACCACTCCAAGCTGTGGTCACAGTGACATCAATGGATATCAGCTGGCTGTTTGCTGGGATTATGATATTTGTTGTTGTGGTCGTGGCAGTTTGGTCAATGGCTGCTGTTTGCGAAAGAACAGCAAAACCTGTGTTCTTCATGTCGGAGCCGACTGTCGTGCCGCTGGTTTCTTTTATCGTGCCTGATTTTATCGGGCCTGAGAATGTTGTTGTACCCATTGTAATTCTCCTGTCTGGGTTAAGTCAGCTGTTGCTGTCAGGATGGAAAAGGGAGGACATTTTGCCCTCCCCAAATTTTATGCTGCGCCTTCAGATCCGAAGACACCACGCCAGTCAGTGAAGCCGAAAGAATAACGCTCACGAACTTTGTAGCGGACATTACCAGTCTCAAAATCACCTTCCATGCCTTTTTTCATAGGCGACCTTTGGAACATCTTCAGTCCATCAGGGACATCAGTCTGCACAAAGAATCCATCGGCATCAGTCAAACGACGCATGACGTGATAGCCTTTGGGCAGATAGCCGCCGGACTTAATCGCGTTAAGGTCATTGTCAGCTGTGCCTGTCCGGAGTGTTGACTCCAGCAGACGCTCCGCAACAAACTGATAAGCTGTCGGGATTATCAACTGAGTGCCTTGAGCGGCAATCCGAAGACCACGGTCGTCTTTCATATCAGAGATTTGAATCAAGATTGACTCTAAAGAAGTCTCTGAAAGATCCGCTGCCGTCGCAAGGACATTAGACTGATTGCCATTCTGGGTTGGGTGAGAAGCACTCAACAAAGTTTGACCATCGCCACCAGTAAACCCAGCAGCTTGCGCATTGTTCAAGACGTTAGCAGCCTTGATTTCTTTGGTCGAAGCCATCGACCGCGCAAGAGCTTTTGTGTAGCGAGAAGCGATTGAGCCATATTGGCCATCTTCTTCAGCTTCCTCGGTGATCGAGAATGCCAAGGCAATCGTTTCGTGCTGGTAACGTGCAGTCCACTGTTGCGAAGCAGCATCATAAGACACAGCCGCACCTTCATTTTTAGTGGGAGCGTTGCCAAAACCTTGCAACAAGACATCTTCTTCGAATGCCTTCTGCGAGGTGTTGCTTTCAAACACCGCAGCATATTCTTCTGGGTATCTGTCGTACTCAAGACCGAAGAGAGTGTTCAGTCCTGGCTCAAGCATTTTTGCAAATGATGCTCTATTCATTGCCATCGTTCAGACCCTCCTATATGCCAGCAGTGGCTTTGAGTATGTGCTCATTGATGAGCACCTCAACCACAGCATTTGTGCCAAAAGCATTGTCAGGAGAATCATACAGAGCAATGATCTTGCAAGAAGCAGTCCCTGTGCCCATTGTAGAATTCAACTCAAATGCAGAGTTACCAGTCAGCGTGGACCCTGCCCCAGCGACAACATCAGCACAGTTGCCGATATTGGTCACGGCAGGAGCACCGTCTGATTGGACTTTGAATACGGTGTATGGATCATCGTACACATATGCTATAATGTCTGTAGCAACTGTGCCTGATGGCCAATATTCACTGTAAACATACGAGCCATCTGCAGCGGTATAAGACACCCCAGCAAATACACCAATGTTGTTGGTTTCTGTTGCAGTGTGAGGTGTGATGACCCCATCTGCAGTCAGAATGCAAAGATCACCAGTGAAGATGTTCTCAGCCAAACCAGACGTAATGGTATACTTATTTGCACGAGGTGCATTACCGCTCATGTGGCGAACTGGGACGAACCCAAATGCGGCATCTACGTTTGCCATATTATCGCTCCTTAGCGTTAAAGGTTAATCATTCATGACAGAAACCGATCTGCCACGACTAACTTCAGACTTCCGATCTTGATAAATCGGTTGCCCATTGTTGCGTCCTAACGCATCAAGCTCTCCTGCAATTGATTCGTTCTGCTCTAAATTCCTTTTGTTGTACCATTCCTTTTGAGAGGCTCGGTCTTCAATAGGCATTTCACAGAGCAGCATTCCTTCAATTCCAATAGAACCTGCCCACTGGCCGTGGTTGATGGTCGGGAACAACTCATCTTTAACGGAGTCAGCAGAGCGTGGTGACCAGCCTTCGCGCATACGTTTGTATACATTGTCTGGCGAGTCTTTACCCTGAATCGAGGTTGTTACCCATCGTTGGACCATGCCAGGACGAGGCTTCGGTGCATCTAACAACGATGGTGGTTTCCATGCAGTCTTAGGACGAGCCTCTTCTGCACGGACTTCTTCGCGAGTCTCAGCTGCGCGTACATTGCGGGACTTTGTCATGACTTAGCTCCTTGCCTGTTTTTGAATTTCAGCTGCATATTGCTTCAGCCCTTTTTCGTCAGTGATGCCCAGCTCTCTGGCCATTCGGAGTTGATCTTGAGTCATTCTTGTCCTGCCATTTGTGCGAGGTGCTCCTGAACCGCCTGCAGTTGGCGCTACTGGTGCTCTGCTTTTTGCTCGTGGTTTGCCTTGCACTTTCCCCGAGTTTAGCTCGGGAAACACGTTTCGTAAACGAAAATCTAACTGATCGTAATATTCGTCAGATTCTTTGTCAAATCCTTCGAGGTCCAACTGCACATCAATCGCTCTGGCTGCGGCTGTTTCCCGCGAAAAACCATTGCTGTCGAACCATCTGTTTTTCTCCCACCAACTCATTGCTTTTTGCGGAGGGGGATTCTGAGCGGCCTGTTTTGCGCGACCCACAGTTGGGGAGGCTGCTTGTTGCTGGGCCATCTGCCTTTGCATCTCAGCGACTCGCATGGCTGCTCTCATGTCGGCCAACTGCTCGCTGAAAGACACTTGAGCTTCTGTGTCGCCTTCTTCAACAGCTTTGGAAAGAGCAGCACGAGTCTGCTTGTATCGCGTGTTGAATTGATCTTGGGCTTGGTGCTCATTGCCTTTTTCAAGACGCTCAAGACGAGACTTCAGCTGCGCTGTTTCTTCTTGGTACTGGCGAGCCTGAACCTCAGCTTCTCTGCGTTGGTCCACTAGCTTTTTGATTCGCTTTTGGACTTTGCCGCTGTATTCTTCTTCGGTGTCTTCTTTCACAGCTTCTTGCTTTTCCTCTGGGGAATCAGACTCATCTGTGACTTCAATTTCAAAGTTGTCGTCTTGGCCAGAAGTTTTCTTGGCCTCAGCGATTTCTTTCTCGAGCTCTTCGAGAACTACACTTTCATTCATGGCTTACCTCACTCCACATACGCTGCAATGCTGACGCCTTCTGGCAAGACCGATGTGATCTCGTCATCATTAAGCAGCAGCATCTTGACGCCGTTGATTGTTAATTTTTGACCTGCGTATTTGCCGTATGTTACAGAGTTTCCCTCTGTTGGCCACTGGCCTTTCCATGCTTGGCCTGTGTCACGGTCTCGATACGCCAATTCACCCATCGCAAGAATTGTGCCGTGGGCTGTGAGGTATTCTTCATTGTCTTTGGAGCTTTCCGGAAGGAAAATGCCACCTTTTGTTTTAGCCTTGGCTTGATTAGGCTGAACCAATACTTTCCAGCCCAGTGGCTTGGGGAACTGGTGCGACCCTAACGTCGCATTGGTCTGCTCATCTGTGATGAGGTCTTTTGCATGCGGATGAGACATGATTATTCATCCTCCTGATTCATTTTTTTCATCGTTTCATCGATCAATGCGCAAGCCTGTTCTAAGCCTTCCGCAATCCCGACGTTTTTGCTGTACGATTGAAAGTCGCTCATGCGGCCTTCAACCATCTCGCTAGCTATCGCTGTTTTCTGGAGCCGGATCTGCTTCTTGATCTCTCTGATCAGATCGATCATCGCTTTCCAATCCTATTCCACCGCCACCACTCATAGAAACACCAGTGACAAAAACTTCAACAACTTCTTCGGTCTTTTCCTTGGGCACTAGTACCCTTTCTTCTTTTTCTTCATAGTTTTCTTCTTCATCCCATGTTTCATTTTGGATCCTCCTTTGGATATAAGTGACGGGAAAGACGACCTGTTCATTGTTTATCCTCCTCTTCTCCAGAAGTCAACAATCGCTCTGGAGAGTGAGGGCATCATTCAGAATCTCCAGCTTTAACTAAATCTTTGTAATATTGTGTTTCTCGTATTCCTTTTGATTCTATCCACTCTGCAACGTCTGCAGGGTTATAATCATTGGGAGGAGAAGGAACTTGATATGTTGGTTTATGCATCGGGAACAATTTTTCTGGATTCTCTGCCATAAAAAGTCTAGGTGTTATTTCATCACCATATTGAGATCCATATTCATAAACATCAGCCTGTCCCATGTATTTCTGAAGTGTCCCTAAAAACTCAGGACTCTCTTCAGCAATCTCGGCAACATCCTCCAAAGCTGAATGAACTGGGACTTCTCCCATTTTTTCTGTTGCAAATTCGACCATGCCAGGATTCATATCATTTTCTTGAAAATACAGATATTCAGCCATGTCTCTCTCAAGAAGCTCTTGTGGGGTGACGTTTTTCCCTGTGACAGCTCTATATGCTTCTGCTCCAAATTCTAATTCTTGGTCCATATTTTTAAAAAAAGATGAAGTGACTTCAGAAAGTGATTCAGCAACCTCTTCAGCAGACTCTCTCGCCAATGAAGAAGCATCTGGCAAAGCACCTGAGGCAATTTTGCCAGCAGGAATTTGACTTATGGCTCCTACAATTGGAGCTGCAACAGCTCCTGTCAGGAATCCTCTGCGGCCGACATCTGTATCGCCTTTGTCAATTACGGACTTTAAAAAATTAGTAACTATTCTTGATGTCGTTCCCATCAGTCAATGATTCCTTCTTTTTTAAACCATTCGCCAACTTCATCTTTAGTCATGAAATAAGGCTCACCCATCAACTCTTCAATTACGTAATATGCATCATCCTCATAACCTGTTGGTGCTTGGGTTCCGAACTTCTCGAAATAATTGTCCAGACCTGCCTCGTCACTATCAAGCCAATTCTTAATGTTGTCACCCTCGTCAACTAAGCTATCAAAAACTTCATCAATCCCTTGAATGCTTTCAAGAGCCATATCAGCAGCCTCCCTCGGGCTGACATCATACTCTTCAACAACGTCATTTACTAGGTCATTAAAGCTGCGAGTTTTCCTAACACCTTCTGATAAAGCTGCAAGCTCTGAAGGTGGTGGGACTCTCTCAACAGCTGCCTTGACTGGAAGTGGAATATCATCAACAATCTTCATCACCGATGGGGCTGCGGCTGTTACACCCAAAGCAGACAAACCACCCATCACTTCTCTGCGATTCACTGTTGTTGGATCAGGCAGGTTGCCCAAAACACCATCATCGTCGTATTGTTGAGTTGGGACTTCGCCTGTGATCATCTCGTCCAAGTTGTCTTGAACTTTGTCAGCTGCGACGATTGCGTCAACCTTTTCGCTGCGTGGGACTGCAGCCTTTGAAGTGATAGACTTCAACCAAGCTAGAGCTGGACGAGTCATCGCTTTGGTCAAAGGGAATGCTTCAGCTACAGAGAATGCACCACCAACAACCCCAGCTAAAGCATCTAATTTGCTTTCAGCTGTTCCCAAGTCTCTGTAGGCTTCATTAGCTGCGAAAACCAATCCGGCAGGAGTGATGTCTGCAACGCCAAAGCCTTCCGCAATGCTTTGATTCGCGTCGCCTGTCAAATTTCCAGCGAACTTGCGAGCCTCATATGGGTTCATGCCAAGATATTCTGCGGCACTCGCAATAGAATTTTGAGATTTCTGTCTCCAGCTTTCCTCAGGAACATCAGACGGCCTCAAATAACCTTCTCTGAAAGCATCGTAAATTTCTGATGGGCTCCCCCCTTTGGAATAAACTTCTGAAAATGACTCTCCAGGAATTTCCGACATCTCATTTGAACGACCAATTTTAGTCGGGGCTATGGTGCCTTGGCGCATGATGTAATTCACCATGTTCTCATAGTTGTCGTCGCCAAACTTCTGTGGTGGGAGCTTTTCACGATCTGCGAATATGCTGGATGGTTCAACGTATTCTCTAAGTGGATCTGCCATCAGACTTGCCCTCCGGAAAGTTGTTGCGTGAGTATTTGTAGCGTCTCTTGGAAACCTTTGTCAAGCTCCTTGGCTGCCATGGCGAACTTGCGTGGACTGATCTTTTTGATCTTGCGCTTTTCTAGAAAGCTCTTCGCCGCACGAATCTCTGCATTGGCTACTTTTTTAATGGAGGATCTACTCATCTTGTTCTCCTGTGGATAATGAGCTCAATGCACCAGCAGCCAACGGCACAGAAGCGAGTATTTTGCCTGACTTGGCTTGTGCTGGGTCAAAATTTGCAAATTGCGAACGAATTTGGTTTGGCTCTAAAACTATTGTGCTCATAGATCCTGGATCTTCGCCTTTGTTCACATATTGAATGCTGTCGAACCCTTTTGAATTTAAAAAATCAATTATCCAGCGGTCTTTGCCTCCTGGATAAATTTCATCTGCTTCGCCGAATGGAACTCCATTAAATTGGAAATTTTCTGCAAAATATCTGTTATCAGTGAAAGTTTTTCCGTCTGGCTTTTCATATTTTTTGGTGACTTTTGCTGTGTTAAGCTCATCGCTTGAAATTCCATATTTCGATACAGCAAGTTGCTTGTTATTTTTATTTGGTGGGGTTGCACCGCTGATCCCAATTTCTGAAGAAATTCTATCCCAAATATTGTTTGCATCCCAAGAAGAAAGGGAGCCAGCATAAGTATTTTCTTTTAAAGTTAGTGGTCTTTCTGCTTTTAACCTAACAGGATAAATGGATCCAACCATATCACTGGATCTGCCTTGGTCCTGAACCGATCTCAAATCTCTCAGGCGTTCGTAAGCTGCTTCTGGTGTTCCAAAGTGAAAGAATTCTCCTGATTGTTTGAATTCTTCAATATCTGGACTTAATGATCCATGATAAAACACTTTGTCTGAAAAACTAGACAAAAAGTCAGCAACACCCTCGACTGTTTTTACTCCAAGCCTACTTAAAGCTGACATATCACCATGCCCTGCAAGACCAGTATCTTGCTTTTGTTTTTGGTCCAGGATTATCGCAGTTGTGACGAGACCGGAAGTTGCTCCTGCGGCCTTTTTGGTTTTTCTTGATTCGCATGTTTGGGTCGCCGAATGTTACACGCTTGACTCTGTCGCCATCCTTGACGTAAACCACAGACTTCTTTTTGCCGTAGCTCGTCTCACCCTTGCCGATCCTGCGAGGCTTGTTCAGCGTCACCTTTTTGCCTTTGTAGGTTGCCATCAATAAACCCTCTGTTGTTCTGGATCAATTAGCTTTGGGACGCAATATGCTGTGGCAATGTCCTTTGGGTAATATTCGCCATACCTCCGGACCAACTCCCGAGCATAATAGTTGCAATCTTCAACTCTCCAAAAGTGCATGTCTTCACTCACCAACTTTCTTTCTTGGCCAAGGTAAAGCATCAATGCGAAAACATGAACCACTCACTTGTGGACTTTCTGCACGTCGAATGATGCCTTTCTGACCGCACCCTTGTGGGGTTTGTATTCGCCTTTCATCAGCTTGAAACCTTTGCCAGACTTCATCCAATGGAATCCTTTTGGGGCATCAACTGCTTTTTTTGCCACTTTTCTTCCCTTTCCAGCTCACACGCTTCTTGGATGTTTTGCGCTTGGCTGCTGCTTTGGCTGACTTGCTTTTGCATTGCGCCATTGTTGGCCGACAGGCGGGATATCCTCGTTTGCTTTTGGTTCTGGACTTCCTGCCGCATGGCTTGCCAGTCTTGCAATCTACCCAGCCTTTGCCTTTGTTCTGGCTGAACCACTCCCTGAGGCCACCGCTGGTGCTACTTTTTTTTGGCACTTTTCTTACCCCAGTTTTTGGCACCAACCTTCCGACACTTGACAAGAGCACCAGACCCATACGCCGAAGGCCACGTGCCGCCTTTGCGAGTGTAGCGTGCTTTTACTTTTTTGTAGCAAGCGTCCTTCTTTTTTGCCATCAGTTTTTGCCTCTGTAGCCAGCAGCTCTTATTGCGCGACCTTGCCTTTCGGCTTCAGCCCTAGTCTTGTAGACTTTGCCAGACTTGCCCCAGCGATAGCCTCCTTTGACTTTGCGGACAGGCACTAATGCCCTCCGAGAATCTGGTTCATCATCTCATGAACGTCGCCATCACCTATCTTCATGACTTTGACTTTCATGTCGCCTTCCTCATATTCCTCTTCCTCTTCCATCATGCCATATTGCATCTGGTGGCAAAGCAAAAGAAAGTTAACAAGCTGATCGTCCGAAAGCTCAAGACCTTCAGCATCATGCGGAAAGCCCATCTTTTCTGCAAAAAGCTCCGCATTTTCTTCCATGTTTTCTACGTTGACTTCAGCCATGGTGGCCTCCTATTTCATCATGTCTCTATATTGTTGAGCTTCAATGTCGCTAGTGGAGCCGGAGCCGCTGGGCCGGAGCTTTGGGCGCATCCGAGCAACTTCAGCATCGCTCATTGAACCACTTGGCCCCATGCGTGTCCGCTCCGCAAAGTCAGCTTCTTGTTGGGCGCGAATGTTGTCGTACATCTTTTGATCTGCGGCCATGCTGGTGGCAGCTTCAGTAGGCATCGCAGAAACCATTGCCTCAAGATTCATACGTTCCATGTCACTGAGTGCACCGCCAGCGATTATTTCTTGCACTCTTGCCGTCAACTCTGGGGGAGCCTCTGCTGTCATGTCAGTGTTGGCTCGCAGGAAAGCCTGCATAAGCTCAAGGTCAGACATCGTACCTAAATTATCCATTATTTGCTTCTCCATTATAAAGGACAGACCAGTCTTTTTGCCCGACGAACAGGCCAATGGAGAAACAAATCGCCTCGCCAATGTTCTTGATTAGGAATCCTGAAAGTGTGCGCTTGTGCGACTCAGGCTTGACAATGCGAGCTATCTCTTTGGCTCTTGCCACTGTGAGGTATTCGAAAAGGTTGCTCAGAGACGTTGAAGACCGCATCCGCACGACCATCGGCACTGCCCAATGATGGTAACCACGAACTGTGATCGGGGAAAGTCTCTTGGCTGTGTACACGATGTCCATCCGATAAAGATCCATGTCCAGCTTGCCTTGCTTATAAAGCTCTGTGCAAATGACTCTGGAAAATCCACCATCTCCACCGCCACGCTCTATTTCTTGTGCGCGACTCTCTCCAGGACCACCACCATCAAACCTGTCCATAAAGCTAATGAACCCGCCATCATTGCCTTTTGGGTCTGCTGGAGCGGAATATGCACTGTCATCGCTTTTGGTGTTATACCTCACACCTCCTATTTCGACCTGATCGTTGATTGGGGCTGCTGGACCTTGATAATCATCTTCGTCGAAAGACCGTCCGAAAAGATTAGATGTGGCAGACCCAACGGACTGGCCAAGCTGATAAGCTGCATTGGACATCCCTGTCAAGAAGTTTTGATCGAGTGGATTCTTTTCGTTTTCTGCGAAAGTGATGTAACCGTCCCTGTCCTCATCTGCTCTGCGGCCACCACCAATGCCATAAACATCTCCAGCATATCCAGGACCCCCACCATCCCTACGATCTTTCAAGCTGAGATACTTTCCAGGATCTGGCTCAAAAGACTCCTCAGCTGGTGGTGCGCCATAACCTCCTGCGTCAATGGCTGCTACGTTGTACCTGCGGGAATCTTGGCGACGACCTAGGTTTATCGGTTGGCCAACCCCAACCGCATCAATGGCTGTTCTGATGTTGCTGAAAGTTGGAAGGTTGTTTTTGCCCAATGCACCCTCAACAAAATCACCATCTCTCTCTTGGAGCGTATCGAAAGACTCAAGCTGGGCAGTTCCAGCCTCCAGATCGCCAACAAGATTTGAGACGCTTGCTTCGACTCTTGGGATGGCAGCGTTATTCACAGCGGATTGTGTTGGCACGGATGCAGGAGGGTTTGGATCAACCATAGATGGTGGTTCCATAGTTGATTGATCCGGAACAACAGAGGGTTTTGCTGCAGGAACATTGCCAGCAACCAAATACTGGCCAGCATCTAAAAAGTTGTTTTGCCGAGAGAATGGTTCTCTGACACCTCTTAAAAATTGCTCTGGATCATACGCCACGCTGATCTCCTTTCGGCATTCCGGACATGAAAGACTCCAGCGCACCCATGTTTGGTCCTTGGGCTCTTGCTCGGATCTCTTCGACCTTGTTTTTCAAATATTCCATCATCGGGTCTGCCGCAGGTGCTGCGGGACTGGGAGGAGAAACCGCATTGGGTGGTGCTCCTGCGACAGCTGTTTGGCCAGAAAACTTGGTTGGGTCAATTGGACCCATGGGCAAAATGTTGCCGTTAAAGTCCACTTTTCATAGCCTCCATCTGGATTTTTGCTGCATTCTTTTCTCGCTCAAGCTGCAACTCTGCTTGGAGCTTTTGAACTTTGGCCTCCAACTCTGCTTGAACCTTGGCAGCTTGGATGTCCATGTTCTGGCGAGCCTTGGCTTGATCGATCTCGATGTCTGATCTTGCTTTGGCTTGGTCTGCGGCAATCTCGGATTGAGTGCGCTGTTGAAGAGCCTGAGCCTCCAGCTGTGCGAGCTGCTTGGCGTATTCCAAAGGATTCTGTTGACCGCCTTGTTGCCCTGCAGCTTGCAGAGCTTTGATCGGTTGCATCTGGGGAGCTGCAGCGACCACTTGGGCTGCGCGTTGCGATATGAGCATGTCCATCTCTGGATCGATGTCTTTCAAAGCGAACTTCGGATCTCTGAGGTTGGGCAATGGTGGGAGTGGCATGTTGATGCTGGCTTCCATCCGCTGGCGATACAACAACGCGACGTGCTCAGCAATGTGGGCGATCAATATTGGCTGCATCGTCTGGGCTGCTGGGTTGCCAGCCAAAGACGGATCTTGCATGAATTGAATGTGCACCGCAATGTGGGCTTCGTGATCTTGCTCTGGGAAAGCCTTGATTGGCTTGCCATACATGATCGACATGTTCTCGTCGATTGGGTCTGTCCTCGGAGCTTCTTCTGGCTTGATCAAAATCTCATCAATGTTCGGGATTCTGATGGCCTCATACATTCGTTTGTATGCTTCGTAAAGATCGTGCAGCTGCGGAGCTGACTGAGCCATTTGCAAGATTGCTTGAGCCTGAGCGATTCTCTGGGCAGTGCTGAATATGTTGGGGTCAGAAACCGGAATGATGTCGACACGATCGTCGAAGTCAGTCGCAAAGACTGTCTCGCTGGAACCAGCAACCGAAAACTGGAAAGACTCCTCGAGGTGCTCTGCATTCAGTTTGGCCAGCAACTTGAACTCTTGGCCTTGGGAATAATGCAGACGTTTGTGGATTGCGCTGAATGCTTTGGAGCCTTGCTCAATCAGAGCGACAGTTGACCCGACGGGTGCATTCGGGTTGACGTCTCCAACATTGAGGTCAGAAGTCGAAGCGAACCTCTGGCCAGCTTGGACGATGAACCCCAAAAGGTTGAACAACGATTGGCTTGGCTCTTTGAACGGCAATGGCATGATTGCTTTGTTGACGTCATCCACCGTCGCGTCCAGATCAACGAACTCTCCAGGATTGACATCAATCTCACCACCGCTGACTCTGCCCTTCAGCTTGAAGCCACCTTGCATGTTCGCAAAAGCTGCGGAGTCCAAAAGTGCACGCAACGAGCCTGTGGCTGCTCTGCCCAGACCGCCGATCATGTGATACAAACCGAAACCGTAGAATCCCAATCCAGGCAAGAACTTGTAGCTTACGAACCAGTCTCTGCGCTTTTTGTCCTCGTCGTTCTCGTCCCAGTTCCTGCGGATGGCGACGATCTTCTCAGAGTCATAGTCAATGGTAATGACGTAAGGCAACATGACAAGGTTCTCAGACTCTTCGTCCTCAATCCCGTCTATGCCCTCAAAAGCCTCGTAACAATGCATCTCCAAAAGAGTCATGACATCGTCGTCAGAGTCGTCGTCTTTGTCTATGCCTTCGATCCGCTGCGTGGTGTAGCCATCATCATCATCATAACTGTCCCCAGTGTATTCCGAAGGCAAATACCAACCAGCCGCGACATACCTGTTGTAGTCGTTTTTGGGCATTTTGATGATGTGGGTGTATCGTGGGGAAGTGTGAAGATCTTTGCTCTCTGGTGCAACAACAAAATCTTCAGCTTTGACAAACTGGCTGCATTGGCGATTGAGGTTGGCATCCCACCAAACCTTTTTGAACGTCTGGCCAACCAGTGGCAGGTGAAACAACATTTGGTCAAGGTCTGGGAAATATTCCGGCATCTGCTCCATGATTTGGTAATTCATGAATTCCTTGACACGACGAGCTTGATCTTCAGTTTCTTCGTTTGGCTCGCCAATGATGGTGGTCTTGACTGGACCGCCAGCTGGGTAAAGCTCTGCGATGGCTTTGGCGTTGAACTGCGTGGCAGCTTCTGCGATCAGCGGATGGACGACTGTGCTGAGGCCACGAATGGCTCGCTCTTCTTCGTTCTCGTCCATGCCACCTTCTGGGTCGAGCGTCAACAAGCCTTGTTTGTAGCGTTCTTTCCACTCGGAACGAGCTGACTCGTCATTCTCAAAATAACCTGTGAGGGTGCCAGCTTTGCGGGACGACTGCTTTTCGTCAATGTCCTCTGCTAAGTTTGCATCGAAGTTGCTGTCAGACTCTTCAATGGCGTCCAAGACCGGATCACCAATCAAAACATCCCCATCCGGCAAAGTCTCAACCCGAAGGTCATCAGGCGGGGAGCCTTCTGCAAATGGAATAACAGGTTCAGCCATAC